TAGATGGCCAATACAAATCTGAAAGTCGGCGAATACGGGCGGTTATTCCGCTATTCTACCGGTTACAACATGGCGAGCGAAACCGAGATCACGATCAAGTTCGTAAAGCCTGACGAGAGTACCGTGTCCAAAGTCACCGCAGACGGCATTGTTGTGGGCGCCGGTGTAACTGACCCCACGCTAGGCGTGCTTGCCGCGAGTGAGTACGTAGACTACACCATCGAGAGCGGCCTGCTCGATCAGGCCGGCGCGTGGCAGGCGCAACTGACCTACGACGACGCCGATCCGAAGAGCCTGATCGCGGACGCAGTGAGCTTCACCGTAGATGCCGTGATATGACCTCTAAAGGCAACTCATACCCGTTAACGGACGAGAATGGCGATTTGACGCATCTCGGGTATGTTTTGGGTGTAGCGGCCATGGAAAACGTACCAGACAAGCAACTCATGGCGTTTATGCAGACCACGCCCGAGAATATAACGGCGGAAGACCTCACGCTGGCCGTTCACATTTTTACAATTATGTGGAGCGATAAGGGGCTGACGGCCACGATGGCAGAGCAGGTAGCCAACTCGCCTATCAGGTATGAAATGGACACGGAAGGGACCGTGCATTGACCGACGAAATCACCGAAAATTTCGCTGATCGAACGTGGAGATTGTGTAACCTGTACTGGATCATCGATCAGTATGGGCAAAAGGTGAAGTTTGCACCGAATGCGACGCAAATGGACCTGTTGCAGAACATGAGCTACATGAACGTCATTCTGAAAGCTAGGCAGCTGGGTTTCACGACGTTTATCCAGATTTACATGCTAGATGCCTGTGTGTTCAACAGCAACACCAAAGCAGGAATCATAGCGCAGACAGCAGAGGCGGCTACGGCGTTCTTCGCGGATAAGGTGAAATTTCCTTATGACAACCTCCCCCAAACAATCAAAGACGCAGTGCCTCTCGCGAAATCGAACACGACGGAGTTGGTCCTCGGCAACAATTCCAGCCTCCGCGTGGGAGTTTCTCTACGGTCAAGCACGTTCAACATCTTACACGTATCGGAATACGGGAAGATATGCGCGAAAGACCCGGAGAGAGCGCGAGAAATCCGTACTGGCGCGTTTAACACGGTACATGCGGGCCAAATCATTTTTGTGGAAAGTACGGCAGAAGGGCAAGAAGGCGACTTCTACGACATGTGCCAAGCCGCGATGAACCTGAAACGGGAAGGCGCGAAACTGACCGCGCTTGATTTCAAGTTTCATTTTTATCCCTGGTGGGAGCACCCCGATTACACGATTGACCCCGAAGGGGTGTTGATAACCCAGCCGAATAAGCTGTATTTCAACAGTCTCGGGGCTTTCGGCATCGAGCTTACAGAGGGTCAGCAGGCGTGGTACGCGAAAAAGCTGATCTCCCAGGGCGACGATATGCGCCGGGAGTTTCCGAGCCATCCTGACGAGGCGTTCCAGGCCGGTATTGACGGCGCGTACTACAGCAAACAGATGGCTCATGCGCGCGACGAAGGGCGCATCACAAAGGTGCCTTACACGCCTGCGCTGCGCGTAGAAACGTGGTGGGACTTGGGGATGCGCGACAGCATGGCGATCTGGTTCATTCAACGGCATGGCCCGCAAGTCCGGGTTATCGACTATTACGAGGCGTCTGGCGAAGGGCTGCCGCACTATGCAACGGTTTTGAAGGAAAAAGGCTATAGCTATGATCTGCACATCGCGCCCCACGATATCGTGGTTCGCGAGATAGGTTCTGGCATGAGCCGCCTTGACGCTGCGCATAAGCTTGGCATTGACTTCAGTGTGGCACCCATGGGCGGTGTGGCCGATGGGATCGAATCAGTTCGCGGCATTCTGTCAACCTGCTGGTTTGACGCCGAGAAGTGTGATCGAGGGATTAAGTGCCTCGATTCGTACAAAAAAGAGTGGAACGACAAGTTGGGGCGGTGGAAGGACAAACCGCTGCACAACTGGGCGTCGCACGGCGCGGATGCGTTCCGTACCGGGGCTTCGGTACCAGATACGGTAATGTACGAAGACGAAGAAGATTATTTTGACGACAGGTACGGAAGGGACTTAGCAAGTGGCTATTGAACAGAATTATGAAAGCGTGCCGGAAGAGGCGGAATCTACGGACGAGCCCGTTGACGTACGGCAGTATATCGACCTCCCTAACGTAGCCGTCTACCTTGACGATGCCACGCTGGAGAAGATGGGCTCTAAGGTCTTTGAAGAGTACGAGATCGATGATGAGTCGCGCGCGCCGTGGAAAGAAAAAATGGCTGCCGCGCTTGAGTTAGCTATGCAGATAACGAAAACCAAGAGTTTTCCGTGGCCCAACGCCGCAAATATCAAATATCCCTTGTTAACCACGGCCGCGCTGCAGTTCGCTGCGCGCGCGTATCCGGCCATTGTTGACGGGCGTAACGTCGTAAAAGCCAAAGTTTTCGGCCAGGATCAGGGTAGCGAGCCCGATCCTCAGACAGGACAACAACAGGTGCCGGCCGGGTCGAAACAAGCTCGGGCGGATCGTATTAGCCGCCATATGTCCTATCAGTTGACGGAGCAGATGGAGGAATGGGAAGACGGCACGGATAAGCTTTTGCACATGCTGCCCATCCTGGGACTCGTGTTCAGGAAGGTGTATTACGATACTCGTCTGAAAAGGAACGTCTCCGAGTTAGTCCCGCCAGATCGTCTAATCGTTAACAACCTAACCAAGACGCTGGTTACCGCGCCGCGCATCACCGAAGAATATACGCTGTATCCGAATGAAATCGTTGAGCGCGAACGAGCAGGGCTCTTTCTGGAGCGAGAGCTTGGGCAGGCCAGCGCAACGTCTCTGAGCCACACGAGGGGCGGCGACGTCGGCCCGCACGCGGACGACGATGATCTACCACATGTGTTCCTTGAGCAGCATAGATATTGGGATATGGACGAAGACGGGTACAAAGAACCTTACATCGTGACTATCCACAAGGATACGAAGCAGGTAATGCGGGTCGTAGCGCGGTTCGACCCGGAAGGGGTTGAACACGACAACAGCGGACGTATTCTACGTATCGAGCCGGTTAACTACTATACCAAATATCCTTTTATCCCGTCGCCTGATGGCAGCTTCTACGACCTCGGCTTTGGCCTTCTATTGGGCCCGCTTAACTCGGTCGTCAATACCACCATTAACCAGCTACTCGACGCGGGCACCTTGCAGACCATGGGCGGCGGCTTTATCGGCGCAGAACTGCGTTTGAAGTCAGGGCCTATACAGTTTAAACCCGGCGAGTACAAAAGGGTGCAGTCTATCGGCGGCGATATCAAATCGGCCATCGTACCGCTGCAGGCGGCTGGCCCGTCGCCTGTGCTGTTTCAGCTACTCGGGCTGTTGATCGAGGCGGCCAAAGACGTGGCGTCGGTGAAAGATGTACTAACCGGCGATCAGGATGCTTCCAACGCCTCGCCCACGACCACTCTCGCGCTCATAGAGCAAGGGTTGAAGGTTTTCTCCAGCATATACAAGCGCATCCACCGGAGCCTTAAAAAGGAGCTTAAAATGCTCTACCGGCTCAATCGGTTGCGGCTGTCCGGGGAAGAGTATTTTAATTTTCACGATACGCCTGAAGCCATCTCTTTTCAGGATTACGAAGACTCCAGCATCGACGTCCAGCCGGTAAGCGACCCGAGCGTTGTTACAGACACGCAGAAACTAGGGCGCGCCGAGTTTTTGATGTCGTTTATGGATCACCCACTTATGGACCCGCAGGCGATTATGACCCGGGTACTGGAAGCGGCTTCGATTGAGCAGCCGGAAACGCTGTTCGCGAAAGACCAGGGCCCCTCGCCAGAACAGCAAATGCAACTCGCAGAGCTTGAATTGCATGAGCGCGAAGTCAAGGTTAAGGAACTGGAAGCAGAAGCCAAAGTCAGGCAGATGCTGGCGCAGGCTGAATTGAGCCTCGCGAAGGCGGAAGGCGAAGAGCCTGGCCGACAACTGCAAGCACTGCAGCAGATGCTGCAGGCTACAGTCGAAGACTTCAACGCAGAAATAAAGATGAAGGAACTCAGTAATGCAGCTGACGCCGCAAGAGCTAAGGGCGTGGCACAATGACCCCACGACACACAAGATCGTGCAATTTATGCTCGATCTTCGCCAACAACGCATGGAACAATGGGCGCAAGGAGGAATAGCTGACGAGAATAACAAACAAACTATAGGGTTTTGTTTGGCTCTGGAAGAAATTACCGAGCTAACCCACGAGAAAATAGCGTTCTTTTACGGAGTAGAAATAGATGACGAGAAAGAAGAAGACGATCAATGAGTCTGGTATCCAACCGGTAGAGTGCAAGGTTCTGGTTTTACCTGAAACTCTCGACAAAAAGACTCCCGGCGGCATTATTCTCCCTGATGACCATAAAGATCGCCGAGACGCGGCGGCAGTTCGCGGCATCCTTATTGCTGCGGGCGACATGGCTTTTGACGATTGGAAGGGCGCGTTTCCTGAAATCGGCGCAAAAGTGCTGTTTTCGCGGTACGCCGGACAAACACACAAAGTCGAGGACGTAGAATACCGGCTGTGCAACGACACGGATATCGCCGCAGTTTTGGCGTAGGAGCAGAAAATGAGCGAAGTTAACGAAGAAGTGGCGGAAGAGCCCGCAGAAAAAACACCGGAAGAAGCTGCGGACACTTCTCCCGAGCCCGCAGAACTCGAAGAACGCGCCCGCCGCATGGGCTGGCGCCCCGCTGACGAATACAACGGACCTGAGTCCCGTTGGGTGGACGCCGATACGTTCATCGAACGTGGCGAGACGGAGCTACCTGTTTTGCGCGAGCGCTTACGGCGTCAGGACGCCCAGCTTGTCGCGCAGGGCAAGGACATGAAAAATATCAATAACGACATGGCTGAAATGAAAGGCATGATGGCCCGGTCGCACCAGCGCGGCTACGAAGAAGCTAAAGCTGAATTAGAGGCGCAGCAGCGCCAGGCGGTCGAATTAGGCGATGTTCATGCCTACGACACCGCGCAGTCGAAGATCGAAGCTTTAGAAGTTCCGCCGCCGCCGGCTCAACGGCAGCAGGCGGAAAATGAAATTCCCCCGGAGGTTACCGCGTTTACCGAAAAACATACGTGGTACTCCAACGACCCCGGCATGACAACATTTACCGACGCAGCATTTGCATCTATACGTGTATCTATGCCACAATCCTCTTTAACTGATCAACTTGCAGCCTTAGAAACGCAGGTTAAACGTGCTTACCCCGAGAAATTCGAGAATCCCCGTCGCGGAGCGCCGGGCGAGGTCGAGGGCGGTAACGCACCCCCCAGAAAGAAAAGCGGAAAAACCTGGGCTAGTTTACCCAGCGCCGCCAAGGCTGCATGCGACCGCATGGTCGCTCGCGAAATGTGTACCCGAGATGAGTACTTGAAGGAGTACGAATGGGATGACTGAGAAAACTCTTACTTTGAACGGCCCCAAGGAAACAGAGACTACGACCGAAGAAAAGACACCGCGTCGGAAGCGAGTTCCGCTCGGCGTTCGTAAATCACGTTTGACTGCCCCCGAGAGAGAAGGGATGCACAGGCGTTGGATGAATGAACAGGGCACTCGGCTTCAGGACGCACAAGATGCTGGCTACACGTTTGTTGACGATGACGTTGACGGAGAGGGTACCGGCACAAGGGTCCACCGCACTGTGGATAAAACCACGGGGCAACAGGCCTATCTCATGGAACTCCCCCAAGAGTTGTACGATGAAGATCAAGCCGTCAAACAACGTGAAAACGACACCACGGACGAGGCGATCAAAACCGGCAACATCAAAGGGGAAGTCGGAGCAGACGGCAAATATGTGCCTAAAGACGGTATCAAAATCGGTACACATTAGGCTCCTTGGCTGTCTCCCGCCTCTTGGAGCTTAAAATATGGCGAACACAGACAGCCCCTTTGGGCTACGTCTCGTACGTCACCGGAACGGTGCAGGGTTTAACGCCGCTGTAAATCCGTATTACATCCCCTCTAGCTACGCTACCGCGTTGTTTATTGGCGATCCGGTGATTAAGACAGGCACCTCAAACACTTCTGGCGTAGAAGGAACCGGCGGCTCGATGTTCGCTGCAGGCACCTTGCCGGAAATCAACAAGGCAACTGCTGGTGATGGTAACGCTATCACCGGGGTTATTGTTGGCTTTGAGCCTACTAAAACCAATCTTGAGAACAAGCACAGCGCGGCATCGACCGAAGGCGTAGCGTACGTCTGCGACGACCCGGATGCTCTGTTTGAAATTCAGGACGATAGTGCTGGGGGCACCGCGCTCGCAGCTACCTCTGTCGGGTTGAACGCGGTTGTTATCTACACCCACGCGGGCTCGACTATTACAGGGCTTTCAGGTGTGGAACTGGATACGTCGTCAGACGCGCCAGCCGCCGATGCCTCAAACCAACTGACCATTCAAAGTCTCGTTAATCGCGTTGATAACGAGATTGGCACGAGCGCCAAATGGTTGGTTAAGATCAACAACCACACCGAAGCGCACGGCGCTCTGGGTATTTAGGAGGGTATAATGGCTGTTATTACAACCGGTAGTCACCCGAAAGCCCTCTGGCCTGGCGTTAAGGTCTGGTGGGGTCGTAACTACGACGAACACAAGGTTGAGCATACTATGCTGTTCGACCGGGACACTTCTACGCAAGCGTACGAAGAAGACGTCCAACTGACCGGGTTTGGTCTTGCGCCGGCTAAAGCGCAAGGTGCCGCCGTGCAGTACGATTCGGAGACACAAGGTTATGTGTCTCGGTATACGCACGTCGCTTACTCTCTTGGTTACATCGTGACTAAGGAAGAACTGGACGATAGCCAATACGAGGTTGTCTCTAAGCGCCGCGCTGCTGCTAATGCGTTCTCAATGCGTCAAACCAAAGAGACCGTGGCTGCCCAAGTCTACAATCGCGGGTTTAGCGGCAGCTACACTTTCGGCGACGGTACTAAACTGTTAGCGACCAATCACCCGACTCTGTCGGGCAGTCAGTCTAACAAGCTTGCTACCGCCTCCGATCTTTCTGAGGCGTCTGTTGAAGATCTGGTTATTCAGATTATGACCGCCACAAACGACCGTGGTCTGAAAATCAGTCTGATGCCTAAGTGTCTCATTGTACCCCCGGCTCTCTCGTTTGACGCCGGCCGTATTCTGAACTCGACACTTCAGAACGATACCGCGAACAACGCGGTGAACGTCTTGCGCGCGGATGGCTCGATCCCTGAAGGGGTTAAAGTCAACCACTACCTGACCGACACCGATGCCTGGTTTATTCGGACCAACGCACCTCGCGGCTTGATCTGCTACGAGCGTACTGCTGCACAGTTCACGCAGGACAATGATTTCGATACGGAGAATGCTAAAGCCAAGTGCTATGAGCGTTATTCCTTCGGCGTCACCGACTTCCGTGGCGTGTTTGGTTCGCCCGGCGCGTAATAAGTGTGGCCCCGCTTCGGCGGGGCCATTACTTCCGAACTAATGGTAGTGGCATAACGCCACCCAATTTGGGTCATTAGAAGGAGTATAAAATGCCCATTTCAAATTTTCCTAACGGCTTTGCGCACGGCGTCAGCCTTCGCGGTATGCCGGTTTTTAACGTCTACGGCGGCAATATTTTTTGGGTCGATTCGGGCGCCGGCTCGGACGGACACGCTGGTACGCATGTTCGTCCCTTCAGCACTCTTGACTACGCTGTGGGTCGATGCACCGCTAATAACGGCGACATCATCATGGTCAAAGCTGGTCACACCGAGACTGTGACTGCGGCTGCGGGCCTGGACCTCGATGTTGCGGGTATTACCATCATGGGGCTCGGCAACGGCTCTAACCGCCCAACTGTCAACTTTACGACTGCTGTAGGCGCGGATATGGACGTAAGCGCAGCCAACATCACAATCAGTAACTTCCTGTTCACTGGCGGTATCGACGCCCTCACCGGCCCGATTGATGTGAACGCGGCTGATTTTAAGATGATCGACTGTGAAACCCGGGACGTGACAGGCCAAGCCACTGACTTCATCGTGGCGGACGCCAACGCCGACCGGATGCTAATCGATGGCTGGACCCATCGCGGTGCTGCTGCGGCTGGAGCCGAATCTGCACTTCAGCTCGTAGGCGGCGATAACACCATCGTTCGTAACTTCGATATCTACGGTAACTTCGGAACCGCAGCCATCGAAAACGTGACCACGGCAGCGGTGCAGCTAAAAGTGCATACCGGGTTTGCCGAAAGCGCGAATGCGGCCGACGTGATTTTCACGGCGGTAGCTACGACCACCGGGTTTGTCGGGCCAGATATCAACGCGCGCCTGAACGATAACGCGGCCAACATCACCGAAGCGTTCGTTGGTGCGGATATGCAGTTTATGCAGCCGATCAACATCGTTAACTTGGATGGTGAAAGCTCTATGCAGACCAACATCACGGCGTCTACCGACGCCTAGTGAAACAGCCCGCGCGGCAGTGCCGCGCGGGCTACCACGACGAAAGAGGTCTTAAATGGCTGATACTGTTAACACACAAGTGCTGCTCAACGGCAACCGCGAGTACATCGCGAATTTTACGTGGGAGTATGTGGATACCGGCGAAAGCGCGGTGCAGAAAGTAGATATTTCCACTCTAACCAACGCCAATGGCGACACCGCGACGCACGCGACAATCGACCGGATTGACTATTCGATCACAGCCGGTATGAATGTTGTCATCGAGTTCAACGCCACAACAAACGACGAAGTAGCGGCGCTATCCGGCGACGGATGCATTGACTGGACCAAAACCGGCGGCGTGACCGACCCTCAAAGCACAGGCTCAGATGGCGACATCGTATTCTCGACCGTTGGTCACGGCGCAGGCGACACCTACACGATTACCCTGTGGATGCGGCCAAAGGCATAGCATGGGACGCGCAGATTTTTACAGCCACGGCGATCCGAATGTAATCTGTGACCGTTGCGGGTTCAAGATCAAAAAGTCCCAGTCACGTTCGACTTGGGACAATCTCATAGTATGTGAAAAAGATTGGGAGCCTCGACACCCACAAGATTTTGTAAGCTCCCGCAGAGATCGACAAGTGGTTCCGAATGCTCGCCCGGAGCCTGAAGATGTGTTTCTGAGCACCAACGAAGTAACGATAGATGATCTCTAATGGCAACTTCTGGTTCGACCGACTTTACGGTCACACGCAATGACGTAATCACCGAAGCACTGGAGTTATGTCAGGTGCTGGCCGAAGGGGAATCCCCCTCGGGTAACGATCTCAAGGCATGTAATCGGTCGCTAAACGTACTCATAAAATCATGGCAAGCAGACGGGCTCCATCTATGGCAACAGCAGGAAGTAACGCTGTTCCACACGAAGGGAACCACTAAATACACTCTTGGTACCACCAAGGGCTCTGCTTCTCACGTCGAGACAACTTTGTCGGCGGCCGAAGCCGCCGCGCAAACTGTACTCTCGATTACAGATACCACCGGAATGACCGCCGACGATAACATCGGCATCGAACTGGACGACGGGACGCGCCAGTGGACGACAATCACTTCGGTGGATAGCTCAACACAGGTGACTATCGATACGGCCCTTGCCGGCGCAGCCGCTTCGGCCAACACGATATTTACCTTCACCACGCAAATGGGGAAGCCTCTCAGGGTACTCTCCGCGCGCAGGCGCACGAAAGCCGGAAATGAAGTGCCGGTGTTCGTGCATTCGCGCGAAGACTACATGGAACTGGCTGATAAAACGACGCAAGGCAAGGTCGTACAGGTCTTCTACGATCAGAACGGCGATGGCTCGCTGTATGTCTGGCCGACTGCGGACGATGTCAGTGATATGCTTAACATGACCGTCGAGCGCAAAATCGAAGATTTCGATGCCGCTACCGATAACCCTGACGTACCTACCGAATGGTTTAAGGCGCTCAGTTGGGGGCTGGCTTCCGATATTTGTGCGAAATATGGTTTACCTGTTCAAGAACGAGCGTACCTAAAAACGCTTGCGGACGAGCATAAACTGAACCTCATGTATTGGGACAACGAAGACGAACCGGTCATGTTCGGCCCGGAGCAGCGATGAAGATACCCTTCGCCACACACTCAGGAGAAACCTTCACCAAATCTGTGTCGGCGGAACGTGTGTTAAACGTCTACGCCGAAGCACAGCCGGGAGGTGCCAAAGAAGTTGTGACCTTGATTGGTACCCCCGGGCTTAAACTGTTCGGGACGGTGGGCAACGGCCCCATCCGTGCCATGCACACCGCTTCGGGCGTGCTGTACGTGGTTAGCGGCAACGACTTGTACAGCGTCGATTCGTCAGGTACCAGCACGCTCATAGGCGCGGTTGGTACCGGCAGCCAGTACCAAATCAACAGTAACCTGGCGACCGCACAGGAACTATTCATACGCTCTGATACGGACGGGTATACATACGACGGAACCACGCTGGCAAAGATCACAGACGCGCACTTTCCCGGGGCTGAATGGGTGACCTACCTAGACGGCTATTTCATTTACGGAGATCCATCGGCGAACGGGCGTTTTGGCATATCTGCGTTGTTAGACGCGGATAGTTACGACGCTCTGGACTTCGCTACCGCGAGCGCAGAGAACGACGATTTGGTTACTGGCATCGCGGATCACTTGGAATTGTGGCTCTTTGGCGAGCGCTCAATCGAGGTCTGGTACAACTCGGGTAACGCCGACTTCCCTTTTGAGCGCTCTGTACAGGCTTTTGTCGAACGCGGATGCCTAGCTAAAATGAGCGTCGTCAAGGATGATAACACCATCTTCTGGTTGGGTGACGACATGGTTGTCTACCGATCACAGCAATACACCCCGCAGCGCATATCCACCCACGCCATCGAGTATAAAATACGTAGTTATTCTGAGCCGCAAAACGCGACCGGGTATACGTATACCCAGAACGGGCACAAGTTTTACGCCTTGAACTTTACAGAAGCAACATGGGTGTACGACATGTCTACGCAGCTGTGGCACGAACGGCAGAGCGGTGACTTTCAGCGGTGGCGGATAAGTACAGTAGAAGTGGCGTACAACAAAAACATAGGGGGCGATTTTCTCAGCGGCAAGCTGTACGAACTCGACCCTGATACGTACGACGAAGACGGCGCCAGTATTTTACGTCTCGCTATTTCTCCGACGTTGCACGCGGAAGGAAATAGAGCTGTCATGCCTCGTTTATGGCTCGATTTCGAGACAGGAGTGGGTCTGAGTACCGGACAAGGGTCTGACCCGCAGGTCATGCTCCAGTGGTCCGACGACGGCGGTAAGACGTTCTCCAACGAACACTGGCGCACGTTGGGGGCACGCGGAGCCTCTGATGCGCGGGTGCATTGGCGGCGGCTGGGCCAGATGAAAGACAAAGGCCGCATTTTCAAACTGACCATGAGCGACCCGGTGAAATTTGCCTTGGTGGGCGCGTCGGCTGACATACAACCGGGGGCTTTCTGATGCCTAATCTACGCCTCGCCCCAGCAGCTTTTCGTGGAGATCGCGGAATCGTTCGTTGGCTCAACGAGCTTGAAGACCGGATCAACGACGCTATCGCCGAGTTGACGGACCTGGCGGTAGACCCATGGGTAAAGATAGACGAGCAGACCGCCGCGTCGTCCGAAACGCTGGACTTCGTATCCGGTATCTCGTCTACCTACCTAAAATACATGCTCGTGCTCTCTGGTGTTCGCCCCGATACGCCTGGCGAACATCTCCAACTACTCGTGTCAGAAGACACCGGAACAGTGTGGCGAGACGGCGCGGCCGATTATATGTACAATGTTACCCAGAAAAGAGCGGATACGGCTGGAATTACGAGTGTAGCCAACTCGACAGGAAGCGCACATGTGCGCTGCAGCGGCAGTTTAGGCGAAGATAATGAGGATGCTTTAGGCGGCGAGATTAACTTTTACACCCCCTCTGCCAGCATAAATCATCACTTCGCCGGCGAATTGGCTCACATGGACGAAATCGACATCGGTGTGCTAAGTGAATTTCACGGTACGTACGTAGGCACGACGAACGCGGTTGACGGAGTGCAGTTAAAAATGAGCAGTGGTAAGTTAGCTGCTGGAACAGTCACACTTTATGGATTGAGCGCATAATGGTAGTTGGTGGTTTTTTACGCCCTGTAAAGGGCAATCCCCTCGGCGCAGAATTCGCACCGCAGTCGATGACGGTTGACCCCGAGTATATCGCATGGCTTCAAAAGGAGGGCGCGAGCCCTGCTGAGATCGAGCGTTTGCAGGCCACGACCAGCTCGGGGACTGAGTTCGACCCCCTGACAGGCCGCCCCTGGGGCGTGGGTGAGCTCACAGGCGAGGGAGAGTACTCTGTGGGGTACTGGAAACCTGTGGGCGATAGACGTCTCTCAGGGCAACCTGAAGGCTATCGGCCTCCGGGCGGTGACTACTCATACGACAGCCTCGCCGGGTTTGCTGGCGGGATCAACCCTATCACAGGTCAGCCGATCTCTGGCGGCGGTCCCGGCTATGCGTACGACACCCCCTTCAACGAATTTGACCGCAACGGCAACCCCAATCTCCAATACTACGGTGAGGGAGGGCAGCAAGCGTACATGGCGCTATCGCCTGACGAAAAACGCGCCTTGGCGGTTCAGGGCGCACAACGCGCCGCGCAGATCGCCAATGATAAATGGATTGCGAATAAAAAAGAAGGCGGTCCGCTCTCTGATTTTCTGACAATCGCGCGCGTGGCGGCGGGTACAGCACTGGCTGGTTTCCTCGCGACGCCTAACGCGATGACGGATTTCCTGACGGAGCACTTTCCTACTCAAGCACAGTGGGTATCCGATAACCTGCCTGACGCCATTAATCCGTTCTCGAACGACACGATCACCAATTTCGATAACTGGCAAGCGCAGATGGACGCACGACCGGGTATTCTTGCTGGTCTGGATACCGCCGCACCGGGACTGGGTGGCATTGCGGGCGGTGTCGGAGCAGGAGGTTTTACGCCGGCCGCGGCCGGTTTTGGCGGTCTTACAGGGAACGCAGCGCCGGTAACCGCTGCGTCTACAGCGCCTTTGGGCACTCAAGCTGCAGGAGCCGCCACCGCCGGTGGAAGTAACCCGGTACTGCTTGATAACGGTACGTGGGCGAACACGCCTGCGGGCGCCGGAGGTGCCGGAGCGGCAGGCGGCACAGGTGCAGCGGGCGGGCTGGACGTGTCTCAAGCGGGTTTTGACGCCGCCGTCAACACCGCAGATGTCGCTGGGGGGAGCGCGGCGGCCGCCGGAGGCGTAACAGCAACAGGCGCTGCGGCGGGAGGCGCGGGGCTTCTCGCGGGGGGCAACGCGGCCAAGATTGCCCAAGCAGCTACCGCTACCACAGGAGCGGCGGCGGGCTCGAAAGCCTGGACGGACTGGATCGATACCGCTATCGGCATCGTAGGTGCGGGCGGCACGATTGCTTCCTCCATTCTCGGCGCGAGCGCGGCGAAAAAAGCAGCGTCGGCAGAGCAGCGCGCGGCAGAGGCCGCACTGGCTTTGCAGAAAGAACAATATGACCAAACCCGCGAAGATCTGCGGCCGTGGCGCGAAGAAGGAACTGCAGCCGTTCGTGAAATGGGTGAACTTACCCGGGGCAACTTCAGCAGCTTTGAAGAATCGCCTGGGTATAACTTCCGGCTCAATGAGGGCATAAAAGCGCAGGACCGAAGCGCGGCTGCCCGGGGGCTTCTGCTTTCGGGGCGACAGATCAAAGAAACCGAGCGATTTGCGCAGGGCACAGCGTCCAACGAGTACGGTAATTACTGGAACCGCCTGTCTACGCTGGCGGGCACTGGGCAGACAGCGACCACGAATACGTCGGCCGCCGGGCAGAATTACGCGAACCAGGGCGGGATAAATATCAATAGGGCCGGCGACGCGCGCGCATCGGGCTTTGTTGGATCGAATAACGCTTACGTGCATGGCGCAAATCAGCTATTAAACACCGCCGCATACAGAAGGTAGAGATATGCCGGGTAACGCATACAGAGTAGAAGGCCTTAGATTCGGAGATTCGTTAGGCTTGCGTGAGCAGGTGCTCAAAGACCGGGCGACGAGTGCGCGCGCGGACCGGAACCTGGCGCTTAGAGAAGGCGAGCTCCGGTACGATCGTCAGCAGGATTCGATTGCGAACCAGCTAGCTCAGGATAAGTACCTGCTGGACGTGGAAAAGAACGAAGGCGTAAAAAGAGAACGTGTCCTCAAGATGGCGAACCTTACGTCTCAGATCGAAAAGCTCTCGATAAATATGCCGTACGAGCGGCTGAGAGGCGAGGCAGCTAAAGTTGCCCCCATCGTAGCGAGTTTAGAGGCCCAGCAGGCGTCAGGCGGGCCGTTGACACCCGAACAGCAGGAAAATCTCGACGCAGGAATAGCGACGCTGACAGCCTTTGACCGGATCATGAGTGCGGGGGACAAGCCCGCTAAAGACACCGCCCTTCAGAAGAACGCAAAATGGTACGCGGAAACCATGGGGGTGGATATTGAAGACGCCGTGACTACGTTAACCGCGTCTAAAGAAATGAGCCGTGATGCTTTCCGAAGTAAAGTGTACATGTACCTCATAGGCAAACACCGCACGCCTGCGGATGCGGAGAAAGCGGCTAACGAAGCTGCAGCGCGAATGTACGGTAATCGCAACCGTCCGCCTCCCGCGGTTGTGCCTCCGGAAGTAATAACTGAAGAGCTGTCTGCCCCGGACCAAGCAGGAGAATTAATACCTATAGAAGGCGCGGCGTCTGAAACACTTCCGTCAGCGGTCGAACCCGCGCCTGCGCCCGCTCCCGCTCCCGCTCCCGCTCCCGCGCCTGCGCCTGCGCCCTCGCCTTTAAACCAAGAGGGGCCGCTTCTACCTATTGAAGGAGGAGAGACACCCGCATCAGCAGGCGCCCCCTCCGTTGTGGAACCCGCACCGGCGCTTACTAACTTAGCCGGGAAGCAGATTCCTTTGCGCGGTGGCGTTACGCCTAAATCAGCAGGCGAGCTTTCTGTTGTATACCCTGCGCCGCCCAACGTGAAGCAAGTAAGTGGGCGGGTGCCCCTGCCTAATGACGCACCGACAGTAGCTCCTACGCCTATGACAGACGAACAACGAGTAGACGTTTCCCGCATGGATAAAGGAACTGTGTACGAAATTAACGGGCGAAAATATAAGTACGTAGGGCAGGGCTTGTTTGAGGAGGCAGACTAGCTCGTGTTAACGCTGGAAGAGATAGAGGCTAGAGACGCGCCGGGCGATGAAACGGTCCCTGCCCCGGTATCTACGCGTCCTCGTTATGTATCTCTCGATGAAATCGAAGCGCGCTCTGCGCCCTCTCATAATCTAAACACGTTTACGCTAGACGAGATCGAAGCTCTAGCGCCTCCGCCAACTCGTATGCACGATGTGACAGAACAGCAGCAGTTGATGTTGGATGCAGCCGCGCAGGAGACATCGCGCCCGTTGCGGCCGTATAAACGATTAGACGCCGCGTCTGAAACCGGGCTAAGGGATAAAAACCCCGTCGAACGCACATTAGATCGTTTTGGCCGGACTCCTGCATCTATACGAAACTTACCTGGCCCGCCACCGCTCAGGCGAGCCATAGGTAAGTTCGGCACTACCAACGGCGTAGAAATTGGCGTGGCCGATTTTACTCCTTTTGTCAGTATGCTGCTGGCGATAGACGACGTAAAAAGAGACGAGGCATACAAGGCCGCCGGGTTGGACGTGTCTGATTTTCAAAGTTACAGCAATAAATTCGCGGTAGGCGCGGGGGCCCTGACTTTGGGCGTGGGTGCTGGGTTCGTAAAAGCCAGCGCCAAAGGCGGAAAAATGATCTCAGGGGGCGTAGCTAAAATATACCGAGATAACGCGCAGCAGTTCACAAACAGATTCTACGACACGTTCGGGTACAAATTAGCCCCCCTCGGCAAAGTACCTGAAAAAGATGAGTACCTTTCCCTTCGATATCGAACGCTTGGAAAAATAAGTGCCATTGATGACGTGACCAAACACGTAGCTAGAGTGTTTAACAACGCCTCTGAAGCGGATCAAAAAGCAGCCTACGAATTTCTAACGACCAAAGACGCCTTACCGGCTGGCATAGAGTCTCGTAAAGTTCGTGTAGCTGCATGGCAGACAAAACAAACAATAGATAAAATAGGGCGCGAACTCGTTAAAAGAGGCAAGCTGTCGGAAGAAGTGTATGAAGCGAATCGAGGAAGCTACTTGCCTCGGGTGTACCTAAAACACTTGCTTGAGCGGGGAGACGGCGCGCAGGGAACAGCGGGTAAAAAGCTGTCAGACCAAGGGTATCTACGGTCGCGGAAATACATACCCGAAGACGTGAGACGTATAATACTCGGCGAAATTACCGACCCAGGGTATGTTGCTTCCAAGGGCATAGCTGTACCGTCACATGATTTAGTGATGGATACCTTCTTACAGAAGATATCAAAAAAACCGGAGTGGGTGAACCCCACCACTGTCGTGGAGTGGAACGGCCGCAACGTGTCTACTCGGTGGATGTATGATGAATCCACGCGGCTCAAAGCTCAAGCCTCGTATATGGACGAAGCAGAACAGGCAGATGTCCTGTTGCTAGCCGACGAAATGGACGAGTTGATTAAACAGGCTGAAGCACCACTAGAGAAGGTAGCACGCGGCGAAGCGGCCATTGATGTGCCGCACATAGACTACAAAATTATCCCCGATAACCCCCGGTACGGCGCGTTGCGGGGAATGGAAGTAAGAAAAGAGATAGCCAACGACATCGAGGGCGCGGTCGGGTTTGTTACAGACGCAGACTCGCTTGTAGGAAAAATATACCATAAATCAGTGCGCGCTAACCAATTGTGGAAGCTGTCCAAAGTGGCGTTAAACCCGCCTACCCAGGTACGCAACTTTATATCGAACGCTATTCTGATGAACTTGGGGGGCGTACCTTTACACGCGGTGCCTAAAAATGTTTACGGAGCTATCAGGGACATGCAAACAGGAGGGAACGCATGGAAAGTCGCGCAGAAATACGGCGTGACATCAACGACATTCAGCCACAACGAATTGTACCGCGTCGAAGAAGACATGCTACAGATGCTTAATAAATCCAAAAGCCCGCTGGACACGGTGAAGTATATGGCGGGGAGCGTAGGTAACAAAGCAGGAGAAATTTACCAGCTATCTGAATCGGTGTTTAAAACGGCCATGATTCGCCATCTTCTTAGCAAGGGGGTGGGCGAAGAGAAAGCCGCACTGGAAGCGCATAAAGCTCTGTTCGATTATTCGCTTATCCCCGACGCGGTGAGAAAGGCTCGAAGTGCTCCGTTAGGCAGCCCCTTCATAACTTTCATGTACAAGTCTACCGGGCAGATGGCAGAAATTGCGGTTAAGCACCCCGAGCGGTATCTGCCGTACATGGTGATGAATACTGCTATGGCTAAGATGATCGAAGAACAGTACGATGTTACTCAAAAGGACGTTGACGCTCTGCGTAAAGCCTTGCCCCAGTGGACACACAACAAGAGCAGTATGTACGCTCTCCCGGTGCTAGACGAAGACAGGCGCATACAGTTTGTGGATCTCGGCTACATCATGCCGTGGGGGCAGCTCGCTGAAGCAATAGGGACGGTGGCTGACGGCGATATACGAGGCCTTTTGAAAGATACCGGGTTTTTTGGGGGCCCAATCCCCCAAGTACTCAGTGCGATCCAAACAAATATAGACCCTTATACAGAGCGACCGATAGCCAATAAAGCAGACCCCCCTGCAGTGCAGATGGCGGATATCACTAGATATATGTGGCGCATGGCCGCGCCAACTTGGCTTACTGATATAGGGTTAGCGGGAAAGCTATACGATCACTATCGAAGCGACGTAAATCGTTACGGCGACCCGTCTCCCACGCTGACACAAGCTGCATTAAGAGGTGTAGGTATTAACATATACCCCGTAGAGCCCCACCAGACACGTTCTCTTAACATAACAAAAAAAGAACGCGAGATAGCAGATGTGATGTCGCGCTTAGATTGGAAGCTGCGTGATCAAACGCTAGACGAAGATGCGCGCGAAGCTGTGAGGGTGCAATACATGGAACACTACGATAAACTGGTGTCCAGTTTTCAGGAATATTTAGACAAATCAGAAGTACACGAAAACTTTAGCCCGCCGGAAGGTGAATAATGACTAATCTATTTCACATGCCCATCGCCACGGCCCTTGATAGCTCAGGCGCGGCCGCCGCGAATGCCAAGCTGTACTTCTACGCAGACGGGACCAGCACCGCGTTGGACACCTATTCGGATTCGCAGCTCACCACGTCAAATACCAACCCTGTCATAGCCGACAGCTCCGGCCGGTTCGGTAAGATCTACCTGAAGAACGACCAGCAGTACAAGGTCGTGCTTAAGGACAGTTCCGACAGCGAGCTGTGGTCGGTAGACGATGTCTCTGGCGCCGACGCGGGTACCTACGCGGCCGACACGGGTGCCGCCGACGCCTACGTGATCACGCTCGACCCGCCACCGTCTTCGTACTTTGAAGGCATGGAAATCAACACTAAGATCACCAATACCAGCACTGGTGCGTCCACGATCAACGTGAACGGTCTCGGCGCGAAAACGATCCAGCAGCTCGGGGCCGCGACAGTCACGGGCAGCCTAACTGCGGGCGACATGGTGAAATTGATTTACACCGGCACGCTGTTCGAGATCATCTCACCGAGCCGCACACTTACCGTTTCTGACAACTCCATTTCGAGTGACAAAATCCAGGGCGGTGCGCTAGAGGCCGCGTCGGGTTTCTTTGGCGGCACCGGCACGCCAGACGGCACTTTGCACGTCCATACGGCAACCGCTGGGGCGGTTACGGCTAGTACGGCAGCCGACGACCTAGTGGTCGAAAATAGCGCCGCAGGTGGTATGACCTTCCTCACACCAAACTCTGTTGCGGTAAAGATCGCATTCGGCGACCCGGAAGACAACGACGTCGGCCAAATCACCTATGATCATTCGGATAACTCGATGGCGTTCGTGGTGAACGCGGCGGCGGCTATGCAGATCAATAACGACGGCAATGTTAACCTAGGTGTGCCCGCCACGCCCGTGAATACGAGCTGGGCGGCAGAGTGGAACGTACAACAACTAGGCGACTACGCTACGCTGGCGGGGTGGAACACTGGCCCCACGTTCGACATCGGCACCAACTTTTATAACACTGGGACGAGTACGTACAAGTTTGCCACGACGGACCAGATGGGCGTCTTAACGATGTCCAATGGTAACTTCATATTCCAGTCTTCCGCGAGCGGGTCAGCAAACACGACCGCCACGCTAGGCACCGACTTCAGAATTGACCAGGGCGGCGCAGTCTACATAAATGACACAGCTAACGCCAACTTAACAACTGGGCTGACGATTAACCAGGGCGCGAACGACGATGAAATTCTGGCGCTCAAGTCGAGTGATGTGGCGCACGGTATCACAGACGCAGCAGAAACGGATACGTATGCGTCTATAAAGAAAGACTCGAACCCGTACGGCGGAGTAAGACTGTCGGGGGTCTCAGAGTCGATATGTGGTGCTAACGTAGTCGGGTACGGCGCAACAGCCACCACGTCGAAGTCTAACTCTTCCAGCGCATTCATTCGCCTGACCGGGTATGAGACCAGCGGAACGGGCGTAACGAGCGCGACCGCAGATGCGAACATATTATGTATCCGCAGTTTCGTAGGTGGGGCTAACCGGACCCTGGTCCTTGTTGACGAAGACGGCGACATTCACGTAGACGGATCGACGACGCTGACTGCCATTGTGGACGACTACGATGACGTAGCACTCTTAACCGCGCTGCGCCACCTTACTGTCGGCGACAGAGAGGTCGCTAAGACGTATCTCGGAGAGTTCGTTGAGCGGCACGCGCAAGTGTTACACGACGTGGGCGTCATAACGCTTAATGACGACGGATCGCTATTTATAAGCATGAAGGGCATGTGGGGGCTACTCGCGGATGCCATCAGGCAGCGCGCAGATGTGCAAAAAGCAACGACCCGCGCGCTCGCCAAGACCGTCCCGGGATTCCAAGAGGCGCTAGAGAAGGAATTTGAAGCTGCCTCCTTGCCCGTTCTGTCATGACAGAGCCCACCACAAACGAGGTAATAAACCATTTAGTTGACATGAAGGGCGACCTCGGTAAAATGCAAGGCGTTCTGGAAACAGTCGCAACCGCGCATAACGAGCGTTTGGAAAATGTGGAGAACGATGTCGGGAGTCTTAAGCGGTGGCGAACATATGTGGTGGGGATAGGAACTACAATCGCCGCACTTTTCGGAATATCCTCGGAACTATAGTGAGGTCATCGTGTGGCAAACCACAAAACGTCAGTCGAACAAATGCAGGCGGCATTAGATGCCCATGATACGTTCGGCCACCAGACGGCAGCCGCCGAATTTCTAGGTCTGCCCAGGACAACATTTTTATCCCACCTCGATAAAGCCCGAAACGCCGGGCTATCCCCAGGGAACCAACAGTTTGAAGCCCCCGAGCTTCCGTCGCTTGACCCGGACATAAACGAACTACTGAGCCGCCGCAAAGCGGAGTGGGACCGGCAGGACAGCGCGCACAACGCGCGCAAGTTAATCGACATCAAAGTGAAGATCGATGGCCCGTACGGAATCGCGCATTTCGGCGATCCACACGTCGATGATCCCGGCACTAACATCGCCCTACTAGAAGCGGACGCCACCACTGTCAGAGAGACGAACGGCATGTTTGGTGGGTGTGTTGGCGACCTTCAAAACAACTGGGTGGGACGACTCGCCAGACTTTACGGCGAACAATCCACGTCCCATCAGGAAGCCTGGAAGCTTACCGAGTGGTTCGTGAACTCCGTGAGCTGGCTTTATCTGACGGCCGGCAATCACGACCTCTGGTCCGGTGCCGGCGATCCGCTGAAGTGGATGATGCGCACACACAAGGGGGTCTACGACGATTACGGCTGTAGGCTTAACCTGAAATCGCCCAACGGCAAACAAATTAGAGTAAATGCTCGACACGACTTTCGCGGTCATTCCATGTGGAACCCTAACCACGGCGCGATGAAAGCGATCCAGCTAGGCTGGCGGGANCATGTCCTGACCTGNGGGCACAAACATGTATCCGCGTATGGTATACTGAAGTGCCCCGCGACAGGGCTCGTATCTCACGCCATCCGCGTAGCGGGGTATAAAATTCACGACCGATTTGGTAAAGAGCTAGGGCTTCCAGATGGCAACTTCGGGCCCAGTGCTGTGACGATCATCAACCCTGAAAAAGAAGACACCGACGCGGGGCTGATCACGACCTTTTTCGACGTCCAGGCTGGCGCGGATTACCTAAACTACCTGCGCAAGGATTTGTAATATACCGGTGAATCAGTGTAACCTGAGCCGCCAAAATTAAAACGGAGAAAATCAGTATGGAATTCATCGCTGAAATTCTGTCTCATATCCCTACTTGGGCTGTGGCTCTTATGGCTGTCTTTACAGCCGCTAAGAGCATCACTGTCCTCACGCCTACGACGACTGATGATAAAGTTGTCAACATCGGATTGAAGGTTTTGAACCTCCTCGCCCTTAATATCGGCAGAGATAAGAACGCAGACGCTAAATGATGTGGGCTGCTATTAGCAACTTTGTCCTGAAGGCCCTGGGTGCCCTCACAGCGTACTTTATAGCGCTCCGAGGGGGCAAGACTGCGCAGAGGCTTAAAGACGCCGAGAAGGGCTTAAAACAAGCAGGAGAGGCGCATGAGATTGATGAAACTATTGCTCGTATGTCTGACGCTGAGTTGGACAAGCGGCTGCGCGAATCTGGCGAGTACTGAGTGTGCGTGGGTAACCAAATATGTGCGACAGGATTCGGACATCCTGTCCCGCCCCACAAAGCAATGGCTGGTGGGGCACAACATGAAGGTTGAGAAATTTTGTAGGTGACCGAGATACGCATTACTGGGATCAAGAATGACACCTATGACACTTCACCTACTTATCGACGCTAGCCCCGAGTAGCGTCCTATATAGGATCGGGTGTCATTAGTGTCATTGGGCATCGGTCGTGTTTACGTCGTAAGAAGTGGAACTCCCATCGAGGATAGCGGGAGCCCACGGCGCAGCAGCATAAGAACCATCGTTGTATTCCAGCCCACAGGGTTGATCTTTATCGGTCATTGAAAAAGCTAATTTCCGAACTACCCGCAACAGAGCCCTACCCTGGAGCGTATCGCCCGCCTAAATAATTGCTTCGGCCATACTGGCCTTCGTATCGGCAAGACGCTTCCGAGCAATCGAAACATAGTCGGGGTTAAGCTCAATGCCGATACCCTTCCGCTGATCGACGGCGCATGCTTTAAGAGTCGATCCAACGCCAAGGAAGGGATCGAGGACAGTCTGCCCACTCTTGGTGAAATAGCGTACAAGGCGACCAACGTCAGTGAAGGAGAAAGGAGCGGGATGCTGGCGCTCAATCTTCGCGTCCGGATGCCCGGCTCCAAGGCCGCGTTGGTTCCAAACAGAGATAGTCTCAACGATCCATTCTTTTGCAGTTAGCTCGTTAAGTTTGTTGCGAGGATCAATCTTTCGTTCGTCAGAAATTTGAGGCTCTTCCGTAGAGGTTTCCGCTACTTCTTCCTCCTGCAATAGTTTTGAATTTTTCATTGAATTCCTTTCTGGGTCTCTCAAAACGGCGGAAGCTTTAGGCTTCATTTATTCGCCATGCTTTCACTAGATGGGGCAGGCCATATAACGAGATCACGAAAGTTGGTGTTTTTTGGCGTATTGCATGAATAAATTCTGCGCTTCGATGTTCTCGCCGTGCCGCGAAAGTTTCAAGTCGTCCAACGTGTCGCGCACTAAGATCATGTGTTCAATGACCCGCTCATTCTTATTGCCCTGCCGGGCAATCCGCGCGCGGACCTGCTCCAGCAACTCCGACGACCAAGACAGACAGTAGTGGATAATCTGCCCCGCGCTACTCTTTTGCAGGTTAAGCCCGTGACCGGCACTGGCGGGATGGACAGCGAGAAGTTGAGCGTTTCCTTTGTTCCATTCGTCAGTGGCGGAAGTCTCGTTCCACTTACCCCCTTTGTCGCCTGTGAGCACCCGCATGTGGGGGAAGGCGTCGGTCAGCACATCTAAATCTTCCCGGTACCAGTATGTGATCATCGCTTGCTGGCCGCCGAGTCCGGCGACCAAGTCTCTGAGTGCCTCGATCTTGGCCGTGTGCAGATGCTCAAAAACTTCGCCGTCTCTGTACACAAAACCCTGCGCGATCTGATCCAGTTTGCCAGCCGCTACCGCTTGGTTTTCAGCCATCACGAAATCGCCGTCGCACTCGACAACAAGGTCTTTGACCATCTCATCGTACGCTTCCCGAGCCCGTTTGGGCAGGTCAACCCAGTGGTGGACCGGCACAAGCTCTGGCTGCGGGGGCAGCTGATTTGCGTCCACGACGTAGCAGAACCGCGCGATGTCGCCCCATACCTGTTCTTTATGGTCCTCTCGCAACTCCCACCGGAATTGCGTGACCGGATTATCCGGCTTGAAGTGTTCCATGCGCCACGAAAGGAAGTCTTCGTCCCATATGCGGCGGCGGGTCAAAATCCTCGCGGGCTGGAACATATCAGCTTCGCTGCCTGGCATAGGTGTACCGGTCAGGCCCCAACGGATCTTAAAGTCATCGGCCGCTATAGCCAGCTGCCGAGAGCGTTTGCCGGGAGTACCCCACTTACCGTCCATGGTCTTGTAACGGCTCATTTCGTCAATGATAACGATGTCGTACCGTGGATCGTCGGCTGGATAGTTCTTAAGCTCTCTCNCCAGCCAGTCAGTACTATCTATGCCGACGATCCACAGGTCCGCTTCGCGCGCCAGCTTCTTTTTGCGCTGTTCCCGCGAACCGGTCACTAACACTAGGTTTAACCCTAGGTGCTCCCATTCTTCAATCTCCCGCGGCCATACTTCCCGAGCCACCCGCTTGGGGGCGAGGATTATGCCGCCCCTGATCGCACCACAGTCGTGAAGCTCCTGCGCGGCCGTCAAGGCGGACACAGTCTTCCCCCCGCCCATGGGCACGATGGCTAGCAGCTCGTCGTGCTCGTAAAGGGCGGTGACGAGGTCTTGCTGGTACGGGTGGAGGTCAGTCTTCCTGAACATGATCTGTCAGTACCCCATCTCTCTGACCCGCGCGCGAACCCGTTTGTCCTTCAAGGCGGATATGACGTTAAGTGCTGCATCTTCCAGCTCGGCCAAGTGAGCCCGGGTTAGGTTATGGATCTGAACGCCGCGACTGCTAAACCGGCCGGTCTGCGGCGCGCCGTTGAACACATACTGTCCCTTGAGCCGCCCACCGTGCGATACGTTCAGGGCTTTCAAGAATTTACCCGGCGTAGCCGACCCGCCATAATGACGTAAGGTCAGCAGCTCGTGTACGCGCTGTAGCTCGTCAGACAACCCCTCGCGCTCTTGTAAGACATCGAGGTACACAAGCACTATTTCCAGCCTGTCACGGCTCAGAGACAGCTTCTCTGGTCGAATTATCGTACCGTCGTCGCCTAACTTAGCCTTCCGCTTGACGAGAGACTGCCTTACAGAAGCGTGATCGCGCAGAATGGGCGCCACGAAGTCAATAATCCGGGCGGGCTGCGTGATCGCCGTGACCTTGCCGCCCGTCAAAGCAATAACCCGTTCGTTCATGCGCGCAAGGTTTTCGTCAACGAGTACAGACACGGCCGCACAGGCATAAGTATCCAGCCCCACGCCCCGGTCGTTGATCGCCTCGCTGGCCCAGTAAACCTCCCATTCTTCCCGAGATAGCGGTAGCGTCACGTTGTACACATCGCGCAGTGCTTCCGAATCACGGATCGCGTAGTCTTCAAACCTGTCCCAATCGTAGGGCCGGTCTGATGGCTGCAGACCGTCCGGGGGCTCGTAAAGGTCGATCAGCTTTTTACCTTCCTCCATCTTCTGCGCCACGTTTAGCCACGTCGATGCGCCCGCCAAAGTGGCCGGGCAACCGGCCGCGACGGCCTGTGCCATGACGTCGATGGTCATATCAATGCGAAGGGGCGGGAAATCGCTTTGTGGACCGTTCCACACGCCCCGGTCGAACGCCATATTCCAGGCGGCGAAGTAAGCTTCGCCGCGCTCTGCGCGCTCGTAAAATCTTTTAAGCCTGTCTGGCGCGTCGTGCTCCCACGACAGCCGCCCATCGAAACCGTGACGTAAAGACGCAATTTCGATGGGGGCGTTGCCGACGGCCCAAGACCAGATGGTAGCGAAACAGTTGTCAAAATAACGGTGACCGCCCGCCTTGATCACGTTAGGGCAAGTCGTGCCCGCGACTCGGCGCGTTTCGCTATCCATGAAGCAGATTTGGTCGATGGATTGTACGAGGTCGGTCATGTTTTCCTTATTTAAAAAGACCCCGGCGGCAGGCGGGGAGGATTCTGCCGCCGGGGGTGACAAAGAGAACCGAGGGCTAGGCCGCCGGGCGACGACGCTTCCGTGTGGGAGCGGGAGCGGCGTCTTTTTTAACCTCTTCGTCAGCAACAGGAGCTTCGATCTCTTCTGGAGCGTCGTCCAGACTGGTGGTCCCTAAAGGCAACCACCGATCATACACAAACGTCGGGGTGTAAATCTTCCCATACTGCGTGTGGTCATAAGACTCCGACACCAACTTCACCACGGCCACTGGTAGGCCCTTGGCGATGTTGCGGTCTAACTCCTCAAGGTACTCTGAACCGAGCCTTGTGCCACCCACAGACGACGTCTGCCATAAGACCTCAGTACCCTGGTCTTCACCAAATACGCACTTAAGACGCATTTCGATCACAGGGGCCCACGGCCAATTCTTCCCGGTGTCTTTGTCCGTCCGGGTAGGCATGTCGTCCAGCGTCAACGCTTCTTCATCGAGCGCCACGGTCATTACACCGAGGTTCTCATTTTTACGCTTAGCCTCTTTAGGGTAGTTCGTCCAGCACACAAAGCCGTACCGGTAAGACAGTGGGTCGATGGCCCAAAGTGAGCCGTCTTGTACCTCTTCGTTTTTGGCACCAAACACCCAAAAACCATCCTTACCCATTTTCAGATAAGGCACCGGTCCACCCACATTCGGCATGGACCGCTTGGTGTTGCGCACCGCAACCTGCAGTTTCGCAAGCGCTTCGTCTTGTTCAGCTATTTCATTCGCCATTTTGCTAATATCCTTTTGCCATTAGCTAGTTTCAAAACCCCGGGGTTCATAACGCCCGCCCCGGGAACCGGGCTAATCTTGCTCCAAATCGTGCAAAGCCACACCGATCTTCTCGACACGCTCTTCGTGCGTCACAATTGCCGGCCGGGGATCGTCGTCGGGTACCAGCACCGGCTTACCGGGCAGCCGCTGTGTTACGCCATCGCGCAGCTCTTTACCCAGCTTCTTAAGTGCCTTTTTAGCCTGCGTGGGGCTGGCGTTTTTCCATGGCTGGCGTCGCACGTCCAGCCCGAGGCCAAGGCGCGCCAGCATGCGATCAATAGCTTTAGGATCGTCGTTAACCCACGAAGTATTTGCCTGCTTTTGCACAAGTTTCATTCCCGTCGGCGGTCGGCCTGCTTCGGCCTCTTGCATCATCAGCTGCCGCACGGCTTTGGCCCACGCCTCAACGATGTCTGCCTGCCGCGCCCATTCGGCCAAATCTTCAGGCGTAAAATTCTCGACCACCGGGTCCGCTTTTTTAGCAACCAGCGCGTTCAGCTTCTGCCCCACGTCTTTATATTGAGGGCAAACCGGCTTGGCTGTACAGAACCGGCAATGTTCGCCGCGCGCGTAGCTGGGGCTGTCCCCAATCGCTTCTTCATACGCGGCGATCAAATCGGTCTGGAACTGCTTGAGCCGCGCCCCGTTGGTCACCCACCGGGACGGTTCTTCCGCAATACGCGGCTGTACAATAATAATCTCGACTGGTTGGTCATCGGGAAAGCCATCGGTCTTCGTCGTCACCGCGCCCAGCGCGTAAAACATTCCCTGCGCGCTCTCGTGCGCGCTTACGGTTACGCCGCGTCCAAACTTCCAATCTAGAATAGCCACGCCGTGTTCAGCGGATAGGGTGAGGTCGGCCGTTCCGAAAGCTTTCGGTATACCGGGGAACTTGACCTTCTGCTCAAGCACAAATTCCACTTCGCCCGACTTTTCGACGTATTCATCGTAGACTTCATCGAACATACTGAGAGCGGGGTCAATGCAAGTGTCAATGTGCTCCGCGGTCAAGGTGATACCGTCAAACACGCGGCCAATCATGGACGACGTGTCGCTCGTGAACGGCAAGCGGCCGTCTTGTAGCGCAAACTCGACCGCGGAGTGCAGAGCTGTGCCCTCGCGGCTGTAATCACTGTCGGGCGACCTCGGCATGCTCGCGCAAAGCTTCATGCTGGCCGGGCACGCGAGAACGCGCGCGGCGCTCGATCCGCCGATTGTCGTGGAGTGGGGCATAACATTCATTTCTCGTTCGCCTCCGGTATGCCCGACAAAATCAGTGCCTCAACGACCTCCGAAATTGTCATGCCAAGTTCATTCGCCACGTCCGACAGCCGCAGGTGTGCCTCTTCCGAGGTGGTATATTTACGACGCTTGTATACGTTGTACGGCTGTTGCTTTTCTCTAGATAGTGCTTTTAAGGCTAGCATAGCCTGATTATTTTCCAATTCGTTCCATCCTCTCGGTGTCACCGAAGTAACGATACCGCGAACAACGCGGTGAACGTCTTGCGCGCGGAAAGCAGTAATTAAACGTCGGGGGTCCACTGCCATCACATTAGCAACTCGTCTAGCCAACGCACGGTCGCTGTCACAAACATACCTATTAAAAATCCAACAATGGCTACATATGCTGCCGCGCATATGAAGTAAGCTAGCTTGAAATGCCGGGGGGCCATGACATCACCTGTTGACTTTTCGTTGCGATGGGCTCATTTTGGGCCCACGCTTTTCGCAAGTCAAGGGTAAATTACATGGATGTACGAAGAGACAAAAATGGCGATTTACTTGCTCACTGTAGGAAGGCTCCATGGCGAAAAAAATACTCGAAAAACAAATCGAAGCTTATTTTGTGGATCAGGTCGAGACAAAGCTCGGCGGTGAAGCGTTGAAGCTTGAGGTTAAGGGCCGACGCGGTTGGCCCGACCGGCTTGTCATACTGCCGCAAGGNGAGATTTATTTTGTCGAGCTGAAAACCATGCACGGGCGTCTCAGCCGCGCGCAGGAGTTAAGAGCGATAAGGCTGCAAGATTTGCAGCACAGGGTCGAACACATGTGGACTATCGAAGCAGTGGATAACTGGATCAACTATATGGTCAAGCATTTGGAGGAGATATTCATTGATTAACGCTTTAGTCATAGACAAGTTTGAGGCCAAATTCGGGTCTGCTCCCCGCGCATTATCACGGCTGATCCGCCCCATGCTGATCGCCGGCCCGGGCAACACGCTCGTATGGAGTGACTGGAGCGCAATCGAGGCCCGGGTTCTGCCGTGGCTCGCGGGCACGCCGGGGCAACACAGACTAGAGCTATTTGAGAGCTGTGACGCCGACCCCAATCTGCCGGGACTGTACGAAATCGCAGCTGGCGACATTTATGCTGTAGACCCGGCTAAGGTCAGTAAAGAAGAGCGGCAAGTAGGTAAAGTGGCCGAGCTGGCTTTGGGCTTCGGCGGCGGGGTAGGCGCGCTGGCCTCGATGGCTGCCGCGTATGGCTTGAGCCTCGACGCGGCTCTAACAAACCGGGTGGTTGATACCTGGCGCAAGAATAATAAGTGGGCGACAAATTTTTGGTCGCAGCTTGGCGAGGCTTTCCAAAACGCCCGCCGGTCACCTAATTCACAGTTCAAAGCGGGGCGGGTCACCTTTGTATACCGGCCCAAATATTTGTTTGGTACGATGTTTATGTTCCTGCCCTGTGGGCGGGCTCTGACCTACCCCGCGCTAAAAACCGACCGTGTCGTCACCGAGGACGAATATGGCGACGAGCTGGTTGAGTACAAATTGAGATACCAGTCAGGTCACACTCGCACAACTATGTGGCACGGCATACTGGCCGAGAACGTTACGCAGGCCACTGCGGCGTCGTTACTGCGCGACGCGATCCGTCGGTGCGAAAACAATAATATGTGGATCGATCTGGTAGGGCATACGCACGATGAATTGATCGCGGAGTGCCCCGAAGATCGCGCCGATAATGTCAAAGCTGAGTTAACGGCTGAGATGGAATACGTGCCGGATTGGGCCGAAGGGCTGCCGTTAGCGGCTGAAACGACTGAAAACTGGTTTTACTCAAAGGCGGTATAGAATGAAACTCCAAAGCACCTACGCCCTGCTGGACGTTAAAAACGGCCGCGTAGCACTGCGAAAAGCTCTCTTCAAAAGAGATAAAATTTCGGTGGTCATCCACGGTACAATTGACTCCGAATTTGGCTACGACGATGGGGAGTCTCAAGAATTTAATATGACCGTGGCTAAAATAGAAACAACAAAGGAACCCAAACCATGAGAAAGACCGAAAGCGCTACCCAATTCTGCCCAAACTGCGGAGAGAATATCGTTGAAGTTTATGACACGCGGATTGTGCGGGGTGAGCATCAACGCCG